GTAAAGTCAAGGACACTAGAGATTACTATTATGAGGACTCCAAGGATGAGACCGGTTCTCCGGTCATTCATTCCGCACCCAGTCGCAAGTGTCCCTCACGCCTTCCATCATTTGGCGCCTCATTCCTCGGTCAACGAGGTGAGGGGGGAGCTTGCGGAGATCTGCTTAGGAACTACCACGACATCGGGTCTTTACCCGAGCCCGACGATGGATACCTTTGGGGCTATGCCTCAAAGGGGCCTACTGATCGGTGCGAAGTAAGGGTCTTACATGACCCTGACTTGTACCGTGAGGCCGAGGACTTCTGGTGCCGACTCGCTTATTCACAATCCAGTGAAGGTGTGCAGGCCCATGTTGTTCCTCTCACCGAACCTTTTAAGGTCCGGACCATCACCAAGGGCGCGGCTGAGATTTATCATCTTGCCCGTCGTTGGCAGAAGATCATTCACACCAAGATGCGTCGGCATCCCGCCTTCGCTCTTATTGGCCAGCCCTGTAATGGGGCCTTCCTCTCTCAGACTTTCGGAAACAAGGAGCTTTTCGACTACGGTCGTAAGGGCTTCTTTGTCTCCGGAGATTATGAGAGTGCCACAGATCTTCTAAATCCTTCCCTGAGCGAATACGCTCAGGAGCAGATCTCACTTCGACTAGGGATATCACTTGAAGACCAATTTGTCTTGAAGCAATGTCTAACTGGACACAAACTGAGATACGAAAAGGAAGGCGACCTTTACGACCAGAAATGGGGCCAGCTGATGGGTTCTCCCACTAGCTTCCCCGTTCTCTGTCTCGTCAATATGGCCGCAACACTCGTCTCCTATAACCGCGCCTATAAGCGCAGCTTCCATCTCTCAGACCTTCCGGTCTGTGTGAATGGGGACGATGTCCTTTTCTGGGCAAAGGGAAAGGCGCACTATCAGATCTGGAAACAGATTACTGGTGAGTGTGGTCTCAAGTTCTCCCTTGGGAAGAACTACACCAGCAGAGAGGTCTGCATCATCAATTCTGAGATGTACCTCTTTGTGAGACCCGGAGATTACAAGCTCCATCAGCCCTCCCTTCTCTTTCGACAAGAGAAAGCCCTCAATTCCAGACTCCTTTGCGGAGGAACTCGCTCTTCAGCGACTTCCGGGTTTGATCCGCTCAGTCTGTCTGATAAAGATCTCAGTATCTATGCTGCGGCTCTCCAACAAGACGGTTTCTGCTTCCGGAAACATACCGGTAGCAAGCTTCGCCCCTACAAAGGGGTCGAGCCTCAACCCAAAACCGTCCTTCGCTCGCTTCGGAAACATTACCGACATGGTGATTTCTCCGAAGACTATGCGAAATGGTACAACACAGTGCCTTCCCGGGGAGAGGGTCTCATCAAACAACTTGATGGTGAGATCTACGCAGATGAGATTGTTCGTCCACATATGAGAGAGTCCTCCCTGAAGGTCTTCAATGACCTTCAAGTGTCCCGCCTGTTTAAGTTCGCTCGGTGCGAGCCTAGGTTGTTAACAACCGGCCGCCCAAGGTTCTACATTCCACAGGCTCTAGGGGGTTTGGGTTTAATACCTCCTAGCAACTACCAATACACCATCACAGATCACCTGGCTTGTCTTACACTTAAGAA